AGCGCCCAGTCCCCAACAGCTGACGGAACGCTGAGTTTCTCGTCCTGATTCTTGGAGACCGCGATACCCTTCATGGGAGATGCCATGATCAGACCTTTCGTACGATGACCGTGTTCGGAGGAGTACCTGCCGGCACCCGCTCCTCACGGCCGAGGATCAGGACGTTCCCGTTACCGCCGCCTCCGCCACCAGCAGGACGATTAGTCTTGATGGTGACGTCGACGACGTTGTCCTCACTCAGGGTGACGTTCTTTGTGGCGCTCCAACCCTGGTCATCCAGGAAGAGACGAGCATTGGTGCTGCGGAAGAACCACACCATACCGTCGATTTTACCGTTCTCTCCGGCAGTATCAACAAAAGTGGGGCCGTCATCGGGATCGACGGTTAGTGTGGCGAACGGGGGAATGTCTCCTTTGACGTGACAGTAAGGCACGATGGCCTCACTTGCCCTCGTCAGACTTCGGCTTGGCCTCGTTGAGCGCCTTCAGGATCAGGTCCTGCTTGTAGGAGATGTCCTTCAGCCAGCCGACGATAGGGCCGTCGAAACGACGACCGGCGATGCCGGCACCAGTCTGGTCGGAGACCTCAACGAGACGGTCCTTGATCTCAGAAAGCAGATCGGTTGCGTATGACACTTCGAGTTCCTCTCCGCCGTCGCTCGTGCCCTGAGACGGACGGCCTTTGTTGTACCAGTAGCGGCATGCGTCGGAGAAAGGCACACCGTACGCTTCGTAGGACCCATACATGGTCCCGGAGTTGTAGCGAGACCCTACACGGCGGAGGTCCTCATAGGAATCGCCCTCGGCGTCGATGAGACCCTTGAGGATGGAACACCCGACCTCGGCCGACTTCTGCGGATCCCACCAGGCTCGGTCGGGATCGTTGATGAAATACCCGTTGTAGGTGATCTGAAGCGGACCGACTCCGTTCGAGGTGCCCCACTCGGAGACGATGGGCCAGAAATAGTTCTTGAAGTTGTGCTCTGTGACCTCGCCCCAGCCCGAACAGGCGCCTCCGGCGTCGTGGCCGTAGATGTTGGCACCCTCCTCGCCGGTTTCCACCTTGAGGCATCCGAGAGCAGCCCACCAAGGACACCCAACAGCATCAGCGGCGCGAAGAACGGCCTGCTGAATGGAGGTGCCGGAGGATGACTCGGCGTGTGAGGGGGCCGAGCTGCCGTGGTTGTCCCGTCGACGCAGACAGTGGGTCCAGGCCGCCTGTTGGGTGTACGGGTGCTCGTTGTACTCCTTGGAGCGGACCTCTTGCTCGGTCTGGTCGCCCATCCAACCGTCGTCGGAACCATCCTCAGCGATCCATGCCTCGGACAGAATCGTGGGGTTGAGACCAGTCACCATTGCGACATGACCTCGACCTCCCGAAGCGGCCTCGGACAAGACGATGTCGCCGATCTCGAAACCGCCGTCAGGCTCGTTGCCCGTCCAGGAATCCGAGATGTCGGCGAAGTTGCGCTGAGCGCACTCCTCCCGAAGTGACCCGGTCCAGGTCGACCGAGGGAAGTAGCCGGCGGTGAAGGGCTCGCCCCACTCGTGGTGAGCCGCGAGGTTGTAGCACCCTGCGACGAGAGCCGAACAGTCGGCGTTGGCGGGAGGGTTGATGAGCCAGCCGTCCCAATCGGACCGATCGTAGAAAGTCCAGCGATCTGGCTGCGAGTAACCGACATCTGCGACGTCGGCGTAGTACCTGGCGCAGGATGCTGCGTATTGAGATACAGTCATTTTGACCTTTTCAGCCGTTAGAGTTCTCGATAGGAGCGAAGACCGTCGGGACAATCCTGTTACCCTCAGCCTTGATCCACATGACTACCGTGTTGTTGGGGCGAACCTCGATAGTGGAGCCGTCAATGGTTCCGTCGCCCTTCGGGAGCGGGAAACAGGTTCGGGTCTTCACTTGGAACGCCGCCGGGATGTCTGCGAGCCGACGTTCGGTGTTGATTGGGCCGCTGAAGTTGGCCCCCTGCCATCCGTCACCCTTGATTCGGATGTAGACTGTCCCGGCCATGACCCGGTACTGGTAGGAGCCAGCGCCTTCTCCGCTGGTGATCTCCTTCCAGCCGGTGTCGAACGTGCCGTATCCCGAAGTAGCCCTGTTGTTGAACCAGACAACCTTCTCCGGCATGGACTCCTTGAGATCAATCATCTTCTGGTCCGAGGAACCGTCTTTTCGAACGACCCGAACCAAGGCCTTGGAGCCCTCGTAGAAGGCGACATCCAGCTCGAAGTTAGGGTCAGCCCCCAGAGTGATCGAGGCATCGGTGACCCCGTTAGTGGGGGAGATGTAGACGGTGCTGAACGGACTGGACTCTCCCCGAACTTTTGCGTGGAGAAGAGGAGTTACACCAGGCATGTTAACCTCTTGACTTGTACTTGGCCCGTCTCGCCGCGTTCAGAGCCTGATTCTGTCGAAGCGTGGCGGCGGTCGACATCTTCTTGTCGGGTTGGTTCTTGACATTACACACTCGAATGAGCGTGAGAAGTCTATGAAGGTGCCAGTGCTGGCACTCGAACGGAATCTGGAGAGCGACCATCCAATAGTAGACCAGCTCTGACGTGATAACGTTACGAGCAGGACTCGAACCCTCGGACTCCACGAATGTAGTTGCCGTCATCGAGTCTTCGATGTACTCTCGGATCCGTTTCACGTTGTCCATGGACAAGTGCGAGTAGACGACGGGGTCGACGTCATTCAGAGTCATGCATTTGATGTAGTCCAGGACCTGCTCTTCGGTGAGCTTCTCGTTGCCGATGTACGGGATGTGCCATTTGGACTCCCATTTTGACAGAGCGACGAGACTGTGCTCGAGGTCGAGGTCGCCCTCGAAGCCGTTGATGAACTCGTTACGATCCTCGTCGTAGAGCTCATCCCCGACGACGTGAATCGTCAGCATTCGTTCCTCCCTGGGAGTCACCACGGACCCCGGAGCGCATCACGGGGTCCGTGGGAGTTGTCAGCCAGCGGCCTTGACGGCGGCGATGACCTCGTCGGGAGTCGGGAGCTTGGCGTCGTTAGCGCCGTCGCCCCAGATCAGCTTCTCGATGGCGGCCATGCCGTTCTTGCCGATGACGCTGGAGTCGAGGGTAACGACACAGGTCGGCTTGTGGTCGGTAACGTTCACCGGGGTGCCCTTGAAGGACCACGAGAAGGTGATCGCCTCAGGGGAGTCGTTGATCGTACCGTAGGACCGCTCCGAGGGGGAGGCGGCCAGACCGTACAGAAGGTGCAGCTTGTAGCCGTAATTGTTCTTCTGCTGGTCGTTACCCTTGATGGTGCGGTAAGCCAGCCCGAAGGAGGAACGCTCCTGCTGACCGATGACGACCTTGTCGACAATAGCCGAGCCGTCACACTGGAGCCACTCGTCCGGGTAGGTGTAAGCCTCGATCTTGCCCTCGAACGTCTCCGCCGAGGTCAGAGAGAGGTACTTGATGTTGTCCGCGTACAGGTCGGTCTGCTCCGCACCAGACGGGGTCTCAGTCACGTTGGTGAGACCCGACCAGGCGACGCCCTTGCTGTAAGCGCCAGTGGCGGGGTTGACGGGGAAGAGGACCCCACGGTCCACACCAGTCTCATAGAACTTCTTGCCCGTCTCGTCCCATGTGAGGACTGCCATCTATACTCCTTGGTAGATGTTGAACACGTCGTGATGAAGGTTGTGCGAGACGAAGTGCCTCTCAAAGGTGGACATAGGCATGTCTGCCAGGACATCCAACACCGGCTCATCGGGATTCCTGCTGATGAGGGTGACCGAATAACGCGGCGTGTACATCCAATTGGTGTTGTCCCCGAACTTCGAGTCGGCTCGACTCCGTTCGTACACGATGCACGGGTAGGTGAGCTGGACGGACTCCGGGGGTTGGAAGTAGACGTTCCTAGAGCCCAGCGCTTCGACGAGTTTGTTGTGGAACTCAAGGCGTTGGGCCATTGTACACCTCTCCGAGGTTGAGGATGAGACGGGGGCGGCGAACCTCCACATTTGTGACGACCCAGCGCGCCCCCATCCACCTCACATACTTGATGGCGAAGAAGTTCTCCTCGGCGTAGGAGTCGGCCACGATAGAGATCTCGTTGTTGAGCCGGAGATTCTGAAGAACCTTCGGCTCGCTGTCGTACTGCTTCTGGGAACGGTTCACGTCCCCGTAGTACTCCCTCTCCGTGATCTTGTCCTCGAACACTCCCGGCGTTGTCTCGACGGCGTGTCCGTAACCTATGCTTCCGAAGAATCTTGCCATTTTGACCGGATCAGGCCGTAGCCTTCTCGATGACGATCGCGGACTTGTACTTCGTCAGCGAGCCCGAGCAACGAGCCTCCAGCAGGTACTTCTGCTGGTTGAAGTCGATGTCGAACTGCTCGAAGAAGGAAGTCTCGCCGCCCTTGTCAGCACCCAGGGTGTAGTCCTGCATGTTGACGATGATGCCGAGCAGGTTCTGGGTCTTGCCGCCGACCTCGCGCTTGGCGCCCTCCATGACCTCAACCTCAATGACATCGGAGACGTTCAGGGCGTTAGCAACAGCCTGCTTGGTCTCGTAGATGTAGCGCTGGTTGATGTCCTTGATCTCGAGCATGTCGCAGACGAAGGCGTTCGTGGTAAACAGGACCGGCATGCCGGAGCCCTTGTAGAACTTCCGAGACCGACGAACGGCGTCGATGATGTCCGGAGTCTTGGCGTCCTTGTCGATCAGGACCTTGTGGGAGAACAGCTCGTCATCCTTCCAGATCGGACGGATGTTGCTCTCCTTGATCTTGTCGGGGTTGGACACCTCACGGCCGTCACCAATCAGGACGGCGCGTGCGAGCTCCTCCTCGAGGGCCAGGCGAAGGTTCTGCTGCATCCAGGCAACGACGTTGAACGTGGTGATGTCGAGGACATCGTCACGGTCAATCTTCGTCTTGTTGTAAACGGTCGTCGGGTCGGTCTTTCGGGTGGCGACCTCGTAGACGACGTCCTTCTTGCGGCTTGCCTTGACATAGCCCTTGGCCCGCAGGTCGTCAGCGGTCAGGTTGGACCACTGGGTCTTAACACGGGAGAAGGGGCTGTGCTTGGCGCCCTGGAGAACCTTGGAAACCCAAGAGTTCTCGCGCATGATGCGCTGAGGCTCCGGGTCCAGGTTGGTGGCGTCCGGGAACAGCAGCTCCGGGTTCTTGATACCGTAGTCCGCGGCGTGAGCCAGGATAGCGGTGCGGAGCGTCATGCCGGGCTGGCGAGCCTCGGCGAAGATCTGCTCCTCATCGGCGTGAGAGAGGTGCGGGCCCATGTGGTTACGAGCGTCGCCCTCGAAGATGTTGGAATGCATCAGAGTATCACCCCCGAAGTCGCCGTGTTCGGCGTCCTCATCGTAGTCTTCGTCGTCATAGTCCTCATCGAACTCTTCGTCCTCGTCGAAGTCCTCATCCTCGGCATCAACGTCGCCGCTGATCTCCTCGATAAGGGCTGCAACTGCCAGACGCTGGTCATCGTCGAGGGTCTCGAGGACATCGGCGACCGTGAGGTCGTCCTCGTCGTAAACCTCGTCTTCGTCCATGGATTCTGTGTCCTCCGTTGTTTCTCCGGAATCGTGCGAGAGCGTGAGACCGGAATAAATGACGGCCTCGTCCTCGGACTCGGTCCATGAACCATCCGAGTGCTCCAGAGCAACGTTGTCGATCAAGGCGCCCGGGTTGGCCCCGGACAGGACCATGGAAACCTCGACGATGTTGCCGTGAATAACGTCAGCCCCTCGCTGGTCGAGGCGGTTGGCGTAGATCGAGAGAGCCTTGACGTCGCCGTGCTTGACGAGCTCCTTGGCGTTCTCCGCGCCAGGAGTGTCGTTGAAAGCGCAGTAGGCGTAAACACCCTCATTGCGATTCTCGAGCAGTGCGTGCCCGAGAACGTTGTCGACGGCGTTGTGCCCATGCTGCCATACAAGCGGCACGCGCTGGCCGTCATTCTCCTTGAACGCATTATGCTTGATAGTGCGCCCGTCGGAGCAGGTCAGGTCGTTCTTAGTGGCCCAGCCACTGAAGTCGAACTTCATCCTTCTCCTCTGACTTGGCTCATCGGCATGCTGAGCACTGACTGAACATCAGGACCACTTGGGCCTGGAATATCCCCCTCGCCGTCCAGGGAGGTATCACCCATCTGAGGGTTGATGTTCGGGTTCTGCAACTGATCCGCCTGCTCGTTCGGGGACGGTGGAAGGCCAATCCTCGTACGGGCCTCGTTTGGCGTGATGACCTGGTCCCTGAGCATGGTGTCCAGGGACGTGACGATCTGGCTCGGAGGAACGTTCTTGAACGGGTCGCGGATGTACTGCACGGCCTGTCCCTGGGTGCGCGCGGTCTTCGTGAGGAAGGCCTTGCTCATCCCATCGGCGAGTGCCGAGAGTACAGGCTCCACAGCCCGGTTCCAATAGTGCGTCCAGACGATCTCCGTCGCAGTGCCCTTGAAGACGTCTTCCGAGATACCCAGTCGACTCATGAGCTCGGCGGTGAGGAACTTGATCTGGTCGAGCAGGTTGTTTTCCGCCGGGCGGTTCAGCTGAGTGATCTTCTCGGAGCCGTCGGTGTAGGCGATCCCGTGGCCACCCTTGCCGAGCTGGTCCTCGATGGACTGGATGCGGTTCTCTGCCCGCTGGCGCATGGCTTCGGTCTTGACGACGTAGGGGAGCTGGATGATGATGTCCAGCTTTCCGGTGTACGTCTTCTCGTCGGCCAGGTCCAGCATGGAGAGCTTGCGACTCAGTCGCTTGAGGGTCGAGTTCGGCTTGTTCATCACCTCATAGAGAGGATTCTCGATGATGGCGACGGTGCGTTTCGGCAGAATCACCCGTTGCTTGGTTGAGCGAGCCTGGTTGTAGACCTCAACCTCGACCTGCTCGGGGAACCACTGCGTGATTCGCCCAACTCGCAGTTGCTTGATGTCGAAGCTATTGTTGGTCCTCGGGTCCAGGTCTGACTCGACCGGAACGATTGCGATGACCCCCTCGTCAAACAGGGACAGCACGGCATCTTGGATGAATGCTCGGCCGCTCTGATCGATGTTGGGCTCCAGCATCAGGCAGTCGTTCAGGGCCGACCGCCGAACGCCAACAAACGTTCCATTTTGAGCTGTGTCGACATGTCGGATCGGCGTGGCGGACACGTCGATGGCGATCATGTTGAACAGCGACGAGATGATCGACTTGTCGGCCGTCCATCCGAGAGCAAGCCGGTCGGCCCGTACGGAGTAGGATGGACCGAGGTTCGATCGGTCGACGTCCCTGCCAGTGAAGGCGTTGTAGGCGTGCTGTAGTCTATCTCGCAGTCCTATGTCCTTCACCTCCTAGTCGAACATGTCCTTGTTGAGTTTGTAGGCGACCCAGGCGTCCATCAGGGCGGCGACCGAGTCGATCTTGTTCTCCCGTCGGGCCTTCAGGAGCTTGCGGTTCCCGTTGGTATCCTCCAGGGTGATGGCGTTCCCCATCGTGAAGGTCATCATGGATTGGTCGAAGAGGAGCTTTCGATCCTCTGCCATGTCCTTGATCTCACCAAGGGGCACAGACTCGGTCCGGGCTCCCTGGATCACCTTCTCGATGCCGAACGGTCCGTTCTCGTTCTCCCAGCGGGTCACGAACTCCTTGGCGTTGTACGGGTCGAAGCCCAGGCAGCGCACGTCGTACTCGCAGTCTGCGATGAACGCCTCGAGGTCTTCGTAAACGTTCATCATGTCAAGAACCGTACCCTCGAGCACCATGAGCGAGCCCTCCTGCAGGAATTCCTCGTACTTCTGACGAGTGGCTCCCGGAAGGCGCAACATGGTGCGCTCAGAAATGTAGCAGCGCGTCTTGACGCCAAACCTGCCCCGGCTGAGGGGGAACAAGAATGTGAAGGCGGTGAAGTCATCGCCTTGCGATAGGTCGACGCCGATGGAACAAGGCATCCCCCAGAAGTCCTGACGGTTGTGTCGCAGGGTCTCCTCGTAGGTGAAGAAGTACGTGTACCCCTCCATGGGAATGCCGAACCTCTTGGCCAGGATGTCGTTCCTAGCCGCAGGCACGTGCTCCGCCCGTTCGACGTCACGCTGATATGTCTCGTAGGAGACAGTGGCCCCGAGGTTAGGCTGGGCCTTTAGCCAGGTCGACGGATCCCCGACCTCCTTGAGGTCGTCGAGCCTGTAGTAGACGATGGACGTGTGGGGATCCGAGTACT